TTTAGCAGTATTTGGTGGATCCGTAACAAGTGGATCACAACAATATTCTTACTTAAATCAAGTAGCAGCTAATAATTACTTTAGACAAGGTGGTACAACTTTATTAGTAACTAGAGTAACATCTGGTTCTTTTACAAGTGCTACATCTGTAGATCTATATAATGGAGTAGAAGTTGGTGGATTAGAAGCAGGATTTGATTTATTTACTTTAATAAACAGTAACCCATCAACGGCAACTGTTCAAAGTGTAGTAGGTGCTGCAACCGTAGGAGGAGGTGATGGAAATCTTACTGTAAACTATACAGTAGCTACAGAAGATATTTTCTTAACAGACGCTGCACTAACAATCAATCCAACACAAACCGCAACCGACATAGGAACAACAGCTGCCTTAGCAACTACTGGTAACGGTACAGGAGCAACAGTAATAGTTTCATCTACAGATGGAGTTAATATTACTGGAGCAGTAATATCTAATGTTGGAACTAGTGGTTATGTAGCAGGTGAACAGATAACGGTAACTAAGGCAGTCATGGATGCTGATGGTAGTATTGGTACCGTAGGTGATGATTTAGTTATTACAATCCTACAGACAAATTTAAGTTCAACTTTTACAGCGGTAACTGTTAATAACCCAGGAACGAATTATAGATTAGGTGATGTTGTTACACTTGCATCAGCTACAATTGGTGGTGCAAATGATGCAACTTTCCAACCTTTAACAGCAGCAGCAGTAGAAAATGGTATTGCATTTGAATTAAGTACTATTTCTCAAGGAGCTATCATGAACAATTCAGGTTCAGGTCTTTCAGGAGGAGGATTAGTATCTGGTTCTAAAGATAATGTTAGATGGGAAATAACAGCAGCAAATACTGACACGGGAGTGTTTAGTTTAGCTATTCGTAGAGGAGATGATGAAAATGCTCAAAAATCTGTATTAGAAACATTTAATAATGTATCTTTAGACCCATTAGCAACTAATTATATTGAAACTGTAATAGGTAATAGTTATTATGGTGATATACAAAATGACAGTGGAGATTTTTATATCCAAGAAAATGGATCATATGTTAACAGAAGTAAATATGTTTACGTATCTAAAGTAAATTATCCTACACCAGGTTATTTTGATAATGCAGGAAATGCAAAAATAGAATTTACAGGAAGTATTCCATTAGTGGGTTCAGGTTCATTTAATAGTGGTAGTGGAGAATTATTCCATGGAGAAGCTTTATTTAATGAAAATATCTCAGCAGTTAATACTCAAGGTATTAATGCTATAGATTATACAGCTTCTATTAATTTATTATCAAATAGTGATGATTACCAATTTAATGTGTTAACAGCACCAGGTATAATTCAAGAATTTAATTCATCAGAAACTAATTTACTTGTAACAACAGCAGAAGCTCGTAGAGATTGTTTAGCAATTATAGACTTAAGAGGATATGGTTCTACTATTGGAAATGTAGTAGGTGCTTCAAGTGGGTTTGATAGCTCATACGCAGCAACTTATTGGCCATGGTTACAACTAGTTGACCCAGATACAGGAAGAGTAATTTGGTCTCCAGCATCAGTACTAATTCCAGGTGTATATGCATTTACAGATGCATCTTCAGACCCATGGTTCGCACCAGCAGGTTTAACTAGAGGTGGATTAGGTCAAGTAGTTAGAGCTGAAAGAAAATTAACGTCTGGAAACAGAGATAGTTTATATGAAGCAAATATTAATCCAATAGCTACTTTCCCACAAAGTGGAGTTGTAGTGTTTGGACAAAAAACTTTACAGAAAAAAGCAAGTGCTTTAGATAGAGTAAATGTACGTAGATTATTAATAGCATTAAAATCTTTCATAGTACAAGTATCTGATAATCTAGTATTTGAACAAAATACTATTGCAACAAGAAACAATTTCTTAGCAACAGTAAACCCATATCTAGAATCAGTACAACAAAGACAAGGATTGTATGCCTTTAGAGTAGTAATGGATGAAACGAATAATACACCAGATGTTATTGATAGAAATGAAATGGTAGGTCAAATTTACCTTCAACCAACAAAAACAGCTGAATTTATTATCCTAGATTTCAATGTACTTCCAACAGGAGCAACATTCCCTGGATAAAAAACAAAAAATATAAATATTTATAATAAAATAAAGAAATAAAATGGCAATATTAGATCCAAACGAAATATTTTTTACAGCCTTTGAGCCAAAACAAAAGAACAGATTTATTATGTATATAGATGGGTTTCCATCATACATGGTAAAGGGCGTAGGAGCTGTGTCGTTAACGCAAGGTAGTGTAGCACTTAACCACATCAACGTACAACGTTATGTCAAAGGTAAAACAGTGTGGAATACCATTCAATTTACATTATTTGACCCAATTACACCATCAGGAGCTCAAGCTGTGATGGAATGGGTTAGATTACACCATGAATCTGTAACAGGTAGAGATGGATATAGTGATTTTTATAAAAAAGATCTTACATTTAATGTACTAGGACCAGTAGGTGATGTTGTATCTGAATGGATAGTTAAAGGAGCAATGATTACAGACGCTTCATTTGGAGATTATTCATGGGAAGATGCTGATGCGGCACAAGAATTAACATTTACTGTACAACCTGATTATTGTGTATTAAATTTCTAAAAAACAAAACAAATATTTTTAAGAATAGCTTGG